TAATATTCAGATGGAAGTTTAACTCTATAACTACCTAATGTATCTGTAGCAGCTGATTCAACCCATTGCCATAAATGGATATATCTACCATATAATTCATAAAACCAATTCTTATGTGTATCAAATGACATTATTCTGGGCTAGTATCTTCCCTAACAATAGATTCAGAAGATAATCTTCTAATTCTTTTGTATTTGTTATCATTAGTATCTTTAACAGCTATAGACTTAACAGATATAACATCATTAGGTAAATGATATTCTCTTTGACCATCTATTATATTCTGTTTGTCTTCTCTCATTTCTTCATAATTACCAGACTTAATAATATTAATAGCATCTTCAACCCATGCTTTTGTCAAAGACAATCTATTATTATTAGTTCGTTCCATTATTTCTAGAATAGTCATTATAAATACGCTATCTCTACATATATATCACCACTTGATGAATCAAGTTGAAATTCACTTAGATTATCAGAACCTCCACCTAATCCATGTAAAGTAATAGCTTCACCAGCAGCTAATGTAAAACCTCCGCTAGCAAAAGCACCTCCAACTCCAACTGTTAAATTTGAAGTTGTTGCTGTTGTCTTAGCTGATGATGTAAATCCTGAATTTTTTATATATATATAATCAGCTATTGCTGCTGATCCTATAGCAGCTTCAGTAGCATCTTGTACCTTAGAAGCTGATACATGAGCAACGGTTTCATCTGATTCTAATTCAAAGTCAGCAGTCCCACCTAATGATGAAACAACTGTATCGCTAGTTGATACATCGTGAGCTGGCATGTCTCCAGCTGCGGCTATTCTATGAAAAACGCTAGCACTATGATTGACTCTCATTCTTGTAGAAGCCATATTTTATCTCCTTTATTGTTGTCTCGCAGCTTGTGCTGCTATTGTTTGAGAAATTATTTTAGAGTTATTCTGAATATACAACGATATTTCATTTTGATACCACTTATAATATTTATCTGATTCTTGCATATAATATCCAGCATTTTGTGTTTTAATAGCTGCTTTCTGAGTTTCATCAGCTATTAAATTTTGATACTTTTGCAAATCAGCTGTATATAAAGCAACTTTACTTTGATACTCTTGTATCTCTTTTTGTAAAGTATTAGTATAATCTTGAACTTCTTTTGCAACATCATTTTGATATTGACTTAATTCAGATTCATATCTTTTTAGTTTTGATGCATATTCCTGAACTTCCTTTTGAAAATTTTGTACAGCATTTTGCAATGCAACTTGAGTATCTTTTTGCATATTAGCTGTTTTAACAGATAATTCACTTTGAACATTTTGTATTTCAACTGCACTATCTTTGTCTAAATTTTTAATCTTTCTTTGTATATCTTGTTGGTATTCAATATTTTCTTTATTAAACACATTTAATTCATTTTGCATATCAGATGCATATTGTTGAAGCTTAATTGAATTTTCAGCTTGCCATTCAGCTATCTCTTGTTGATTACCTTGTATAACTTTATTTACTTCAGCTTGATATGCATTTATCTCAGCTCCATGCTTTTGTACTTTTTGAACATCATCTTGAGATTCTAATTGTGCATTTTGTAATGAAATTTGTAACTGAGCTTGATACTCAGCATTTTCTTTATTGAAAACATTCTGAGATTCTTGTATCCTAGCACTATATTCACTTATTTGAGCCTGTATAGTTTGTATTCTAGATGATAACATTTCACTATCTTCTTCAGTATTTATCCATGTATTAGCATCTGCAAAATCAGGAGAGTTCATAACAGGAGCTGTAAATGTTGGAGCTGTTTGGCTAAAGCTAATACTACTACTTGTCAATACAGGAACACTAGGTACGCTAGGAAAAGACCAAGTAATAGTAGGGAAAGTACTTAAACTAAATACTGGTTTATTATATGACGGAGCTGATACTGTCATTGAAGCCATATCAGATACAGAAAGTAAAGGTTTAATCATATCTGAAACGCTAGCATCCGTATATGTAAAACTAGGTGAAGAAGGAACAACTGGCGAAGATGCATTTATAGAAAGATCATTTCCAAAATCAGGTGTACTAGGAGCTACAGGAGAAGTAGGTGAAGACCAAGTGTGTACTTGACTTGTAGCTAACTTTCCAAACTCACTAGAACAAGCTCTGTATATAACAGCTGTTCTTAAATCACTATCATCATCTACATTAGAATAATCAATATATAAAGCATGAGCTGTTACACTTGAAGTTGGATCAGGTTTTACAATTACTGTATTATCTGCTCCTATAAAATATTTAGGATAAGATGCTGATGGAGCTAATAAACTTCCACTATCAGCTTCTAAAAATGCTTTTTGTTCATAAGGAGCTTCTTCAGCTGCATAAATACCTCTTCTAACAGCAACAACATTATCAGTCTTTACTGGTAAAGTAATTGCAGTAGGATTAGCATCTCCACCATGTGAACTAGAAGATGTTTCAGAAGTTGCCCACTTCATTAAAGTTTTTGGTATACTTGATACTACTGCTTTCTGAGCTGATATAATAAATTGATTGTCAGCATCAGATACTCCAGTAATATTTTCTATATCAAGTTCTATATTAGTTGTTGCCATAATTAACTAGAATATACCACCCTTCAATAAGAAAGGAAGCCTGAAAAAATCAAAGGGCAGCATATTCTTTTTATTTAGTCTTTAACCACTAAATGGTGTTGCGGCAGTACCGTTAGTACCTAATACACTACCCCATACTATCCAACCATCTAGATATTTAGCTCTGACATTAACTTCAGAACCTAATAATCCACCAGTTGTTGTAGCATTCATAGTAATGATATTATTTGAAGTACCATTAGCTGCAAAGCCATCATCAGAATCGACTTGATGAACTGCTAAAGTTCCTTGATAATAATTACCAGCGGAATCAGCTGATGTGATAGTAATACTACCACCAGCGTCATTAGCCATAATGAACTTATATTCAAGTCCATCTAAGCTTGCTGTAATTGTAGGAAGAACAATAGCACAAGCATCTGAATCAGCTATATGAATAATACCACCTTCGTCACCAACTAAGGTTACTCCAGCAGTTATTTTCTTATAACCACGACTAGAAGCTACGCTACCAAGAGCGTCACCATCTTTGTTTTGACCATATAAAGGTATGTTACTCATCGAATACCTCCTTTAAGACCAGTAAGCGTGAGCTTCAGGCATTTGCCATTCCATCCCAGCTTCTGTTTGGATTAAATCAACCCTACGGTCAATACCGCTATTCTCTAAGGTTTGAACACCAACATAAACAGCTGTATCACGACTTAAGCCATTACCAACAAGAGGTCTGTATTTAACATACTTCATGTTGACAGCTAGCATCTTGATTTTATGTCCATCAAGGTGGATATTACGTGCTACTTTCATATCACCATAAGGTGTAGAAATAACATTAATATCAACTCCAAACGCTTTAGTTTTACCAAGACTACCCATCTCAGCTCTAGCAAGTGAATCATTACTAACGGCATTAGCTCTAGAACTGTAACCAGTACCAGGAACCATATTACCAAGATTGTTAGTAAAGTATCCACTCAACTTATGTAGCCAGTTATAAGTAGCAGTATCGCAAAAGAAAATAGACGCAGATGCGTTATTATATCTTGGATCTAGGTAGTTGCTCATATCATCTAAGAAATCGTCTTGTGTCTTTGTTGAATGATTCAACGAAAATACATTACCATAACTTGAAATGAAATCAACAGCTCCTTGAGTATACCACTCATCACCAGAATCATATTGAGCTCCGAATAGGAGACTTTGTTCGATATCCCATTTGTGTTCTATCAACTTTTCTTTCCAGATACGAGCCCACTCATTTGGTTCATATTTTAGAACGGTAGCACGAGTTGTGTTATCCATTGCCATTGCAGTCTTCCAAATTTGTGTACGACCATAACCGGTTGAGAAAGGTTGATCTTTCCATGTTTCAGGGTAACCTGAACCTTGTGAATGCGCAGTACCTACAACATAAGATCTCTTAGGTTCTAGATATTCAGCGATTGAAAAACCAGATACATCAACTGCATCTAGTGCATTGTTATAAGCTGAGTAAGAAGCAAGTTCAAAAACACTTGTTCCTCCACCTTTTCTTACAACTTTTGTTTTCAATATAGCAGCATTAGAAACACTGCTTGTATCAACGCTGAGTACTTGAACGATAAGATAATCGTCAGCTGAAGATGCTACACTTGCAGATGAATCATCCCAAGAACCAGCTGTAACGCCAGTCATATAAGGGATTCTTACCATCTGTCCTGCTAAATAGAATGCAGGTTGTGTACCTGAATCACCAGGAGATATTTCATTTGTAGATTGACCAAAAACATTCTGGATATTACCAGCAGATTTATAGTCTGAAATCATACAAAAATAGTAAATATCGCCAGCGTCTACATTACCATGAGTAACTGAAGCATCAGTACCAGCAATAGATGTTGGTGCGGATGTTCCATGATTACTTACATATGCATAACGCTTGTGAAAAGATCCACGTCTTTCTGTAAACTTAAATTCAGGATCATCAGTAGGTTTCTTGGCGAGTTTAGACACCAACCTGAAGAAAGGGTCCTGAGCTATTGAAAGTTCAGATACTCTATCACCAAAGTTGTACTTACGTCTAAGATCACCAGTACTAAGACTAGATGAAGCTGGACTAAGACCAGAGGGAGACGAGGATTCAGTTAAACCTGATTCTAACTGAAATAAATCAGCCATCTTTTACTCCTTGTATTTAATTAAGGTAGATGACTAAATAGTTTTATTTAGCCAAATACCGATTCCAACTCGGAATCAAGACCTACAATGGCATCAAATACGTTATCGTCTGTGGATTTTTCTACTTGAGCACTACCAGCTGTAGCAGCAGATTGAGGCTGACTTTGAGTTTTCCTCATTTGTTCAGCAATCTCTTCTCTAGTACTATCAGCTATATTAGTTTCTCTATTCTTTCGATTCATTAGATAATAAATATCTTCTAACTCAAGTGATTTGGACTTAGCAAAATCAGTAAAATTAGACCATTCTTCATCAGACATTTCATGTTGCTGACGAAAAGCAGTTTCTTTAGCCAACCTTTGGTTTTCAGCTTGTTGTCCTTGTAAAGCTTGATTAAGCCTTCTTTGAACAATGCCGTCTACAGTAGCCCCGAGCACTTTAGCAGAATCTGAATCGTTATCAGCAAATGCATCATCTGCGTCAAAAGTAAAATCTTCAGGAAGATTCAGTTGTTCTGTCATTGTTTGAGGTGCTTGACCCCCACCCTCAAAATAATTCCGCACATGCTGAATTAAATTAGGGTCTTCTCTCATTGCATCGAGTATAGGCATATATGGTTCTAGTTCATTTAACTTGCCATTAAGGCGTTTAGCTTCACGACTTGAATCACTATACCTCTTTTGCAAGACTTCATTATTGTCTTGCTGCTGAACTTCACTAGGGCTCGAAGGTGTATTATCACCAATTTCCGAGGTTGACTGTGTTAGTTCTTTTTCTTGTATACCATTATTGACGCTTTGATCTAACTCCGCGAAGAAGTCTCCAGATGCCGATTCGTCAAATATGGCATTTTGGATATCACTTTCAGGGACCGATTGTTCGGTGTTGCTTACTTGTTCTTGTTCCATTTTGCTTTCCTTTATTTATTTATATTAAGTTACTGCATTAGTATGGTAATAATCAACTAGCCTTTTCATTTGATTTGATTTCGTTTTTTATTGCCATTTTTTCTTTTTCAAATTCTGCTTTTAACATTCCTCTTAATAATTTTTGTTGAGCTTCTGTCTCTAATACAGACTTTTTAACTTGGTTGCCACCTTCATTAACTTTCATTTTTATACCAGCTTGTACTAATTGACGCTCTAATGTTTCAATAGTTCCTTCTTTATCTTTCATAGCTTCTTCCATAGATGCTACTTGAGATTGTAATTGAGCATACATTGATTTTCTTTCTACAATAGATTTCTTATTTCTTATATCTGTTTCACCTATCATTGCAATATCATCAATTAATCCAGCTTGGAACCATCTAAAGTATTCTTCTAATAACGCCCATCTATTTATAGGCATTGTAGCTCCTGCTATTAATCTTACATCAAACTTAGCCGATGCATAATCTTTAAACTTACCGATTGCTTTACCAAAATCATTATAAATAGGAATATTAATTCTACTTTCTTTTTCTTGGTCTGGCTGTTGACCAGCTTCAGGTTGCACAATTCTAAATACTTTTTCAGTTGTATAATGAGATTGAGCAAACATTTGAAAACATTGACCTAAATGTTCTAACGCAGGTTCAGCAATACTACCCATCCATGCTTTTAATCTACGAGTTCCAAACTCATCATTTGCAAGTAAACCTCTATATGTTTCTGATTGTTCTTGTGTAAATCCCATCATAGCTGAAGGAACACCTGCTATATATTCAGCATCTCCTTTACCTTCTTGAACTACGCTAAAGAAAGCATTATTAATAGGAGCTGGCATAACGGGGGTGGGAGCATTAAAACCTTGTCTGTATTTGAGTAAGGCTCCTGGGGCAGACGAATAACGCTCCCATTCTTCTTCTGGTACAGAACCTTCTTCATACATCCATCTAAGATTAGATGCGAGGTTCGCATTATGTAGCATAATTTGATGAGCTTTATTAATCTCTTGTTGTTTACCAATAAGAGGTACAATAGCACTCATCGGATATGGAGTTCCTGTATACATATATGAGATCGGGATTATAGGGTATTCGCTTACAGGAAGATTATACTCATACAGAAGAACATCATCCCCTACAGAACAGCAAACAACTACTCTGTTTTCATAAAATTTTATAGCATCTAATATAGTATCAGAACTAGCACCTTGAGCTAATATTTGATAACTTTTTTCTGTCATTATTTCATTTTTTATAATCGTAGCAGCGTCTTGAGCTTCAGACATTAATCGCATTTCCATCTCTTGAATAGCTTGTTCAGACATTTTCTGAGCTCTTTGTAATTCTAGTTGACCTCTCTCAGGTATTATTTCACCAGCTTCCATAGATTGCTGTATTTGTAATTCTTTTTCTTTTAATCCAACTTGTATCTCTTGTCTAAAATCAGCCATTTTAGATTCTACTTCTTCTCTTATATTAGCCATTTCAGCTGGAGAAGGTTTTACTTTTATAAATACATTTCTATATGGAAATTTCTTTTTACTATATGTTTCATAAAGTGGAAGTATATCATCATCTTCAGCATTTATTGTAATGCCCATTGTTATATCTTCAGGTTGTACGCTTTCAGACCTATCTATATCTCTTTGTGAATATCTTACATTTTCTATATTTCCAGCAGCTCTTTTTATTTTAGCTGAATGCTCAGGATACATATTGATTAATACAGACCTTGCAATATTTTTACGAATCTGTATAAAAGCAGCATCTCTAAATAAGAAGTCTGTAGAAGCAGGATCAACAAATACATCATAAGGGTCAACCCTATTAAACATTACTTCACCCATTCCTCTATCAGCATCTCTATCAATATTTATCATAAAGTAACCAACACCTTTAGTAAGTGAGTCTAAGACTACTTGACTGTAAATTGATTTACCATTTGATAAATGCCAACAATAATCTGCAATATCAGAATGCACTTGAGCTACATCAACATCATCTCCTGTAACACCTACTGCTTTCCATCTAGGATTATTAGCAGTAACAAAGTATTTCATTATTTCTACAATCGGTGTAATACGATTAATAATAAATGTAGGCATTCCAGACTCTTCAAGAGTCTCTTGTTCATCCTTTGTTAATTGGTCGTTAAGATAAAAGTCATAACCCTTCTGAGAAGTTGTTTGCCATTTTACCCGTTGAGATGTATTAGCTCTATCCCAAAGTTGTTTATTTATTTGAGCTTTTGTTTTTTTAGTTTTTCTTGCCATCTATTTTATTTCTACATGGACTAAGTCATCAAACGAATTATCTTTTGTTTCACCATCAGAATCCCAGTCCCCGCCCCAGCGAACATTAACATTTAACTGTTTTGCTATGCCTCTTATCATTCCACCCATGTAGTGGAATCTATCTCTATCATCCCAATCTATTGGATAAGGAGCGAGATCAACAGCTTTTCCTTGTATGTGTTTGCTAAACTTAGTTTTAGTTTTGCCTTCTTTTAATAACTTTTCCTGACGTTCCTCGCTCCGTAATCCTTCAATAATCGTGACATCCATTATCTTAATAAGTTCATTAAGAACATTAACTAACTTAGTGTCAACACCCTTTAATCTTTCTTTAGAACGCTTTCCGAATCTAGGCATTATGCTTTCTTACAAGAGTAACTTCTGCCTTGCCATTTAAAAGACTTAGCTCCGCCACCACAAGCAGCTTTAAACTTAGACCTAAAACTACCAGCAGCTTTACTATCTTTCTTATACTTGACGTAAGTACCGCCTTTTGTTCTTTGAGCACCTGTAGCACCTCTTGAAACCTTACCAGTTTTTTCACTACCTGGTAGAGTTTTCTTTTGTTGCTTAGTTGCTTTTTTATCATAAGCCCTAGCTTTAAC